TGTTCAGGCGCAAAATCAAGGCGCAAAATGTGCAGCGAAACGCAAACTGAAACAACAAATATCATCTTAAACTACCAAAGGGGGATTGAGAAGACCAGTGCTAAAAGGGTTCGTTTGCAAAAAACAGGGATTTCGCCAAATCCTTTAAGATAGTATCCTTTTATGCCCTAACGAAAGAGGGATGGCAGAGAATTAAGTTTATGAATTGTATGTGCTATCTCAATCCTCCGCGAGGCGACATCAAAAATATCCTTGTCTTTTTCGATTCCGACAAAATTCCGGCCTGCCCGAATACAAGCAACTCCCGTCGTGCCGCTTCCCATACAGTTGTCTAAAACAGTATCACTGATGTTAGAGTAAGAGCGAATTAAAAAATCCATTAGAGCAACTGGTTTCTGTGTCGGGTGCATTCCTTTCTGAAACTCGCTCGCAAAACACAATACGGAGTCAGGCAACCTTGTACCGTCGTCTATATATCTATATTGATTCATATCTGAGTTCGATAACTTAAAAAGCGATTCTGGCTTGTGAGATTTTCTCAGCTTAACGCCCTTACGTTGATATATAGGATTTATTTTATACGTCTGAGGGTTGTAAACGGGAGGTTTTTTATAGAATATTAAAATATTCTCATGTGATTTTTGAGGCATTTTTTTTGCATTGAGAAACCCCGACGCCTTCGATTTGTACCAAATTAATTCGTAGCGAAATAGCCTAGGATTGCTGTTGATTAACGCTGTCGTAAATGGCTGACTTGCCGTAAGAATTATTGCGCCGTTGTCAATAATTATCCGTTCGTATTCTCTCCACAGGAATTCTAGCGGAAGTGCTTTGTCCCATTTGCATCTTGTCGTGCCGTAAGGCAAGTCCGCTAAAATTAACCTTATAGATTCATCCGGAATTTTTGGCAATCTGTCAAGACAATCGTCAAGGTAAAGATCAGTTGTGATGTCTGTCGTCATAATTTAATCGTATTTATTGCCATAAAGCAGACAGCTCGGAATCTGTTACGTTAGGATTGTCGTTTATAGCAATTTCGGCTTGCCACTTTTTTGCGTATAAACTTTGACCTGCATAAAAAAGGTCTAACTCAATTAAATCTGATAACTCGGCTAACTCCTTCGCTTCCAACAAATAAAATCCGTTAGAAGCATTCCGCCACTCCGGAAGAGACGCAATAAGTTGTTTATTGTAAATAGTTAATGTTTTTTGAATATTCTCTAAATAAGTTCTACCCGAATCCCAAAGCATACTTTTGTAGTCAACTGTACCCCTGTAAGAACTTACCCGAGAATAAAAGATCTGACTATTTTTTGTTAATAAAGATTCTTTTTTGCGCTCTTTGTCGATTATCCAACCGGAATCTGTATATTTTTGGCAATCAACTAAATTACCAACAGAGTCTTTTAAAGGCTCAAGCTCCGTTTCCGTTTCTGAATTTATTTTATCTTCCCAGCCCTGTAGGACTCTTTCCTCTCCCGAAGCTTTGTTATATACTTTTTGGGGAATAAAATCTTGCGCTACTCCGTCTTTAATTTCCGCAACAAACTTTTCTCCAATTTCTGGATTGTAGTGGAGAGAGTAAACAATTTCGCACTGGTCTGGATTAAAGTTCCCCCATGCTTCTTTGCCTGTAAGTTTGTTTGGGTCTGTGTTGATCCAAATCACTTGTTTATTTGATTTTTCTAATATATAGTTCATATGCTATTGAACCCTCACTTTGTATTTAACCGCAACATAGGCCGGAGCAGTCTCATTGCCGACCCGTGGCGTCCCGTTGACTCCGTCTGATATTGGCTCAAGAATTTGCAAGTTGGAATTGCCTGCGTTTGTCCCGCCACCACCTAGCCAATAACTTCCAGCACCTCCAATCATACCAAAAACGTTATTATAGCTAAAATTAGTGTAGTGTCTCTGAAATATATCCTGCCCCGCGTATCCAATTGCACCACCGTTATAATTCCCACCGGCTGCTTTGGCTCTTGTTCCATGCACGCCAGCACCTCTCGGAAAAATTCCCTTTCGATCCGGGATATTGAACGTAGTTGAACCGTCTCCAAAACCGTATTCTATATTTGTAATCATCTCACCGGTTTGAGAAGAAGTTAAATCCAAGATAGGGCCGGTGTCGGTAGACGAAATTTGAAAGTCGTTGGCGGTTGGATTTCGTACATAATAATTAACTAATGCGGCAATTCCTCCTCCGGTAAAAGAAAACTTTACAAGCTGACCCTCAACACAACCGTGATTTGTGCAACTGATTCGATCCGTTGCAGCGACGATTCCCGCAACGTTACGACGAGCTAAATTCCAAAGTGCGGAAAATGTGACCCTAGAGATCGATTGCCCATTAACGTGCAGGAAATTAGAATTTGACAATTGATCAAAATTGTCCTCAACAACTCCACCCAAGGGAATCAAGAGCGAATTTACAAGACCTGTTAGATTTGTAATACTACTTGCATTGGTATCAATTCCGGATTTTAACGAATTGTCGTTATCTAAAAGTCTTTGAAATTCCGCCTGTAACAACAGGCCGTCTCGCGGAGTCGTGCGGTCCCATGTACGCGTAAGTGAATTATTAAAAGCCATCAATCTAACTCCTTAAAGTGTTTAATATAAATTGTAATCCCGAGAGTGGCTTTAGAAATTTTATCATAAGCCTCAGATAGCTCGCTTCGGCTTAAATTGCCTATATCTATCTCAATCGCCGCAGGTCGAACACCTGTCGGATCTAAAATATCGAGACCGTCGAAAGTCCCACCGCCGTCAAAAAAAAATTCAATTGCAACCCTAACCGAAGGTTCAAAGACGCCAGCACCGTCAAAAAAACCGGAACCGTCAAGCGCATCCCATTCAGACTTATTAGAATAACACATTTCCCTAATGTTCGGATTATCTGAATATTTACTTAGAATCTCCCTGAGGGCGGGAATTGTAACAATCTGATTAATCGGAGAGTTTAAAATTTTATCACGATACAAAGAATCAGATACCCCAAGCCGTGGAACCCCAAACGCTAGCCCTATCTTATCAAGCTGAACTCCTACTTGAATATCTATATCGTAACTTGGAATAATAGCCGCCTCAATCTCGTTCGAAGAGATTGCAACTAAACTCCAAAACTTTACAACCCCCGAATCTGGGTCTTTGTTATAAACGCTGCTCGGGAGCTTATAAACTAAAGACGAATGATCCATCAATGTATAACCACTTGTATATTAGCCGTAAAAGCCTTAGCTACTTGTGTAGGTGAAACGACCACCATATTGGCGTTAGTTGTCCCTGAGCTCGTGCCCAACTGTATCAAAAGATTATCAACTCCCACGACGTTACCGATTGCGGAATAGATTGGATAGGCGACGACGTTCTTACCGGTGCCAAGACCTTTGTAGGGGTAGTTCACGCCCGCAATAGTGTCCACGCCTCCGATCGTGCGAACAATCGCGGTCTTAATAAACGTTATGCTATTATTATCAAATAAAGAATTTCTCCAGATTTCAACTTTTATAAAAATCTGTAAATCACTCGGACGGTCAAAATATATTAGATTTCCGTCAATTGTTTTCTGAACAGATCCGGAAAGCCTAATCCCTCCAGGTTTATATTTGTAAATCAAATTTGCTACAAGGTCGTCTGTTCCACCATCGACGATAAAATGAAGCGAATTGGCCGGAAGGTCGTCCACTTGAACACCAAGTTTATTTTCTCGGATCGAACAGCTAACAATTGAAGGTTCATTTTCGACCTGTGCCTTGGTGTAAGGAAGGGCACCTGAATCTTTTTCGGTCGTGACGAGCCCTAGATAGCGAGCAAGTAATTCCGGATCGGTCTCCCGCTCAGAACCGCCAGAACTACTTTGAGGATTGGTCACATTATAATAGTCTGTATTAGGATTTACGAATACAGTTAAGGAGTTAGGAATAACCCTTTGGGCTAAACCAGGAATCACGGCTTCGAATTGCACAGAAGCGGAACCGGACAAAATTGTTTTGTCTTCGCTTGATTTAAACTGAACCCCTTTGGGAGTAGATACCAGAAGCCCTTTGGGAACCGTGGCGTAGTCCAAGCCATGAATAACCAGAATTACCATTTCGGATTGAGCCTCTTTACGCTTAACTCCTCTTAAGCGAACGAGCCTATCAAGGGCAATGCCCGAGGCTGTATCTAAATAAGATTCGTTATAATCAGATTCGATCGCTTGCCAGATCAAGAACTGAGATTCGGAAATTAATTCGATAAACTTCCCAAGAGGGGCGTATGGAGAGATGTCCTCGTTTGGTCCAAAAATATTTTGTGCAAGAGTAACTAAGTCGGACTTAATTGCTTCTTCGTCTTTGATAACAAAACCGGATAAAGTGGCACCGTAAGAAGTCATAAATCCCCCGATATAATACCGTAGACGGTTTGGACTGTGTATCTAATAAGCGCGGTCCTTAGCTTGCTATTATATTGGTTTGCTTTGTCCTCAGTATCGATAAAAATTATTTCGATTGATTCAATTGAAATAATCTCCGGATCTTTTTTTAGTTCAAATCTAACCAGGGCCTCCGCTTCTTTCTTACTCGGGTTTTTACGTAAGATCCTTTCCCAAGGAAAGCCGATTAACTGGTCAAACTCCCACTCTCCACGCCAAAGCTTAAATCGATTCGTGATCCTTTGTTTGAGACAATCGGAACCACTTATGCGAGTAGTCGTTAGGTCACCGCTATGTATTAAAAAAGTATTCATTAGTTATTCTTGATATTCTGGGATAGCATAGTCGAGAGTCTTGCCTTTAAGGACAAAAAGACAGCCGTGTTTATCGGGACGCCGGAAGCAGCTCCAGGGCTCGAACACGGAACCGTTAAAGATGTAATAGCGTCTAAAATATCCGATAGGATATTTTTAAGGCTTTCGCCCAATACAGATTTTTCGGAACTCGCCTGACCAGATTTAAACTCAATCCCCGAAGGCCGAACATTGATATAAGTGGAACCCGTCGCGTCACAAACAGTAAGACCGGTCCTTTGGACAGCGGGCGGAAGCTGAAACGGTTGAGTCGGAATACCAAACGCAACCGAACAGTTCTCAAGACCGAACCGAGGAGGTTCTAAACTATCAAGATCCTCCTGGGTCTTGTCGATCATGCCCCGGATTGAATTTTGGATCGAATATGGAGAAGGAGCCAAATAAACAACATCCCCCCTTTGATAGTCAGGGACGATCATTAAGCCGCCAGAGTAAAAGACGTTAACAGGCAATCTTACAAGCAAAGGCAATTCCTCGAAATCGTTTTCGGTCGGAACTTTTAAAAGAGGTTTAATCGATGCGGTTAAGGACGATTTATCAAATGTATCAATTTTGCCATATAAGCCAGTCCATACTTTACAAAGTTCTGAATTGATTTTTTCTTGCAGAATTTCGGGGGTAATCATATCAAACCGCCTTGCATTCGAATTCTGTAAAATAATCAACTGTCCTAGAGCCGCCCTTGTGCTGCCCTTTTAAAACTAAGAACTCGGAATCGATCTTAGAGTTAGTTGTATTGTTATGAAAAGACAAGTGCACCTTTTCGCCCTTGGTGATTAAAGGGTTTAGTAAACATTTAACCTTCCAGCCGCTTTTAGTTTTTTGAGGATTGCCAATCAGACCTGAAGTCCTATCTAACAAAACAATCTCTTTTGATTTGTGGCGAGTGGTCCAATTATTGTCCTCTATAATCAATTTACCAAGTTGAAAGTATCTACGGGCTTTTACTTGTTTGGATAACCGGTCAATTACGTAACCCAAGGATTCGCCGGAAAAAGTAATTTTATCGATTAGGGCGTCCTCAGAAAACCGAAGTGCAAAATATGTAATATTATATTTTGCAAATAGTTGTGTCAAAATAGACGAGACCAAAGTTTTCTGAAAAGTCTCTATTACGGAAAATGAATATAACTGATTGAGCAGGTCCGAAATTTTGAACTCTAAAATCCGATCAGGTCCTCGCGCGCTAACCTTATGCTGAAGTATATCGCCCTTGGCGACAAGGGAAAGATCGTTTCCATATCCGACAAAAAGCTCAGCCCGAGAATGAATTGTATCCGACTTCTTTTTACCGGTCTTAGGGGCGCACATATCAACCGTAGAATTTAGAACATTGTAAAGTGATATAGTAGTTAAATTAGTTTTATCAAACAAAACGTCAAACTCGATAGAAAATAAATTTGCACCCTTGGAATCGTGTGAAAATATTTTCACCCTCCCGTCTGGTGACTCTATTCTGACTTCCACCTGTCTTAAGAACTGCATATTAAAACGTCCAATCCTTAAGTAAGTGTATAATAATATTATGATACACAAATTCAAAATAATTGATATACATTTATAAATCCTCCCCGTCATCAAAAAAAAGAAAAACATTATTCCCAAACGTATTTTTATTTACCTGTAGGTTGGAATAACCCTCATTTGAAAGGTCCCCTAAGCAAAGAGGAACTAAACTGAAATTTGCAAAACCTAACATACAATCAATCCCATAGGACAACTTAGAAGTATGCAGAATATCTAATCCGTCCTTGACGTATAAGGTAATAAAATCAAAACGAGAGTTGTATCTAAATTCAAACTCAAAATCCTTGTTCCCGAGCTGAAAAATCTTGGAAACCGGGAGCTCATCAAATCTTACTTGTAAGAACCTGATCATTACGAGATTTCCTTGACTGAGCTTTTGACTTTTTTAGAAGACTTTTTATCCGTTTTATTGGTGGGCGTTTTACCTTTTGTTTTAACCCCCGTAGCACCGGAAACCGCCGTTTGTGCTTCGGTTACGATAATACGCTTTAGCTCCAAGGAAATTTCAACGGATTTACCAAGTTCGGTTTCTCGGCGTGTGCGTATATTACCAATTGCTAAATTTTCTATAACTTCATCGTCTAAACCTAAATACAGCGGCTCATCAATATCGTCGTCAAATAAACCAGACATACCAAATAACGAAATCATACTATTAATCAAGCCGCCGGTCCCATAACCCTCCACTTTTACAATACTTCCAACCCTTTGCCAGTATATTAGAGTTTTAAGTTTTTCGGAAGTGCTCGTAATTGAAGTAAGACCGACGTCACTTGAAACAACACAAACTAAACTTATCGTAGGAGGCGAAGGAATAACGTGGTCTGAAATGTTTGCTGTGTCAGTATTGGTTGGATCTTTTTCGATCGGATGCTGTGTGATTATAACAGGGTAGTCTTGACTAAAAGCAGTCGTAACGTTTAGATTAATTGTGACCGTTTTGCCGTCTTGGACTCCTGTGATACCAAGCGTTTCCCTACCTGTAAAAAAACCTGTTATGCTCATGTGGGTGCAAGTCCTAAAGATATACGGACTTCATTTTCGTTTTCCTTGGCGCTTTTTTTGACCTCGTCCCAAAAGCTAGATGCGACACCTGCAGCATTGTCGCCTGATATAAGTATATTACCAAAATTGAATTGAATTGGCGTACCCGAAGGAGTCGACACAGAACCGCGAGACCCAAGCGCTGCTTTGATTTCGTGGTTAGGGATAATTGTACCGGGCTTGCTAAAAGTCCTAAGCTCGGGCCCATCTTCGCCTACGATGTAATCCTTATCAGGTTCAATAGGTCCGCCGAATTGTCGCGCCTCGATAAGCGGGATTTGCGGAAAAACTCTTTTTAGAAGCGGGCTCGAAGAAAGAGAAGAGTTAATCTGAGATATTAACTCATTAATCATGTCCACAAAAACAGACTTGAGCCCGTCAAAATCAAACAAGGAATTTAATCCCGTATTGATAGAATCTAGGATCGATACAAAAATATCCTTTGCCGCATTTTTGAGTGAGACCAATTGATCAATCAAAGGTTTTAAAAATGGGATGGACTCAATCTTTTTAAAAATCCAGTCAAACGCAAAGGCGATTTCGTCCCGAAAAAGATAAAGGGCTGAAATGGGGAATAGATATACGATTAAAAGTTTAGCCGCAAGCGCCGCCGCGTCCAAAAGAAAATCCAAAGTCTTATCCCAAGCGTTTTTGATCCAAGTCGTAATTTTGTCCCACTGTGTATGTATCACTGTAGCTAACACGGCGAGACCCATAACTAACGTAGCCGGTAAAAAAGCAATTGCAGCCACAACACCGGCGACAACTAACAGAACCTTTTTAATCGCTTGGCCGGTATCAGACTCTATAAACTCTTTAAATGAGTCCCAAACAGCACCTAATGTAATTTTTAGATCCTGAAAACCTTTATGTAGATCAGATAACTCGGAGTCGGTAAGTCCAAACCATTTAAGTAGGTCCCCGAAATAAGTCTCACTACCCTCAGGGCCGTGTTCGAAAAATAAATAAATATCCTCAAGCGCTAAGTAAATTGTCGCCAAAGAAGCGGCGACAATAGCCGCGATCGCAATCAATTCACCAAACGCAGCCACCTTGGCGATCGCAATAGCGTCTAACGCGGCTACCCAGGCATAGCTCGCAGAAACCAGTCCCACGCCTATCGTAAGAGCAAGAGCCACAAGAGCAAATCTTAGCCGAGCTGCCGCTTGTGCGCCGTCCGTAAAAAATATCAATATAGGCTTTAGAACCGAAGCGATAAAAACGCCCGCGATTGCTATAGTTTGCTTGATTCCGTCTTGCAAGTTAGACATGAGTCCGCCCCAAGTCTTGGACAACTGATCCATTCCACCTTGAACCCCTTTGAGTTTACCAAGCTCTAATAAGGCGTTTTTGATCGATTCGGGTGTTTTATCTACGGACTTTTTAAAATCCTTAAACTGGACCATTACCTTGTTACCAGCGCCTGACATACGGATACCAAACTCTTTCATTCGCTCAAATTCGCCAGTGGTGGCGTCTAACACCGCTTCGGTGAATTGATCAAAAGACTTACCCTGTGAGGCGGCAACATCTCCAAAACGAGTCATAAGCTCAAGCGTCGGAACAATACCCCGGTTTGCAAATTTGACGTAAGAACCGGCAACCTCCGCCATTTCGTAGGGCGTGGTTTTTGCAAACTCCTGCACGTCCTGAAGAGCAGATTTAGCTAATTTAGAGGAACCTAATGTAGTCGTTAAAACCGTTTCGTATTTTTCGAGCTGGCCTGCTTGTTCAAGGGCGGAACTAAAAAAACCAGATAAAGAGAGAGTAAGCCCCGTGGCCGCAAGACCACTCATAAGACTCACCCAGCCCACAGTCTTAATTTTGGATTGCTCGATATGTCCCGATATAGACTGTATCTCTCTATCTAATAGACCCGCCGCTTTTGCAGTGTCCTTAAATTCGTCCGCAAGCTTAAAATCGGATCTAGTCTTAGAAATTAATTTATTTAATTGAGCTTCGGAAATACCTAATGATTTTGACATACTTTGAATTTGTTCGAGCGTCGGAGTAATCACCTCGGGCGGAATCGGAGAGGCGGGTGGGTTAGCTTTTAGTGTTTTTAAGTGTTCAACGATTTTTACAATCTCTTGATCCGTCAAGCCAGCAGCCCGCGCCGTCCGTTCAAACTCGTCCGCAAGTTTAAAATCGGATCTAGTCTTAGAGATAAGTTGAGTAAGGTCATCATCTGCAACGCCTAAATATTTTGACATGCTTTGGATTTGTTCACTTGTCGCCGAAATGTTATCCGGTATTTGTGTAAAAGTCTCAAAACCATGAGCGAGTCCACCGACCTCTTTAGTAAGAAGACCCATGGATTCACTCGTATATCTAACTTGTGGGATGATCGACCCGAATTTATGAGCAAGGCCGTCTGTGATTTTATCCAAATAGGATAAATGTCCGCCGACCTCGCCGATACCGTCGGCGGTAATCTTAAAACTTAGTCGTTTGATTACTTGATCACTCATTCCGTGGTGCCTATTATAGCCACTCTATACACTCGATTGTCATATTCGATTTTGCGACGAATGACCTCTTCAATTTCTAAAAGTCGCATAGGATGCGCGCCTTGGATTGTGTTTTCGCCGAATTGAGACAAGCCGTATATAAAAGCATTATAATATAATAATTTTACGTCAACCCTGCGGCTCGCCTCCGCCCGAAGCTCCTCCAGCGTCGGATCTTGTTGTAAGTTCGAAAACGTCGGCGAATAAATCCCCGTCGAGAAATCGAGCGATAACCCTCTGCCAAATCGGGAACAAGGCCGGGTGAATCTTATCAACATCAATTTTTTTGCGTGCATTGGCTCCGAACTGCTCGATAAGATCACGTTCTAGTTCGGTATTCCCTTCAGAAAGAGGGAAGGCACATTTTGAAAAAAACTCTCTTGTTCTTAAAGAAAGTTTAATTTTCGTTTCGTCGCCTTTTTGTTCGATCATCCTTTCAGACATTTTTTCGACGTAACTATTCCCCGGATATTGCAAACGATAGAGCTCACTAGGAATTGGTGTTCCGTCTTTAAAAAACTGGATATATAGCGTTTCGTCGCCAGCTACACCTACAATTTCGACTTCTATTTTTTTGCTCATTTTTTACCTCTATAAAACTGAATTTAAATAAACTTCGTTATAACCCAAAAGCAAAATCTTCCACGCAAGATTAGCAAATCCCTTATTCCCTATACCTAAATTAGGTTTTTCTAAAATACGACAATTAGAACACATACCTTTGTATTTTGGAGCAGAATCGTTTTGAATCAAAAGACCGAAACGAGTCCCGGTTTTTTTTAAAATCTCGAGGGTCGAAATTGCGGGCGCATTTGGTAAATACTTTAATTCCAAAACGCCTACGTCTTTTACGCTGTCGTCCACCCAAACCTCACCGCCTATCCCTACCTTATACTTTAAAAGCTTAGGGTCCTCTTTTGTGACCCCAAGAAACGAACTCTCTTCTAAGACTATCCCCGCCGTAACGTCCACCGGAACCGGTGTAAGGAGAGTGACGCTCAATGCCTCAAAGCGAAAAATTTTTTTATGCATATATTATAATATTATAATTATAAGAAAGTCAAAGTTCCGGACGTAGCACGTAATTTGTAGTCGTAATCCGCAAAACCAGACTTACCGTTTATGGACGTCTTAGGCGATTCCATAATCACACACTCGTTACCGATGAATTTCACAGCAGGCGACGAGTCGTTTGTAAAATGAAACTCAAAAGGCTCCTTGGATTCACGAAGCTCGTGAAAAAACGGCACATGGAGCGAGGAAGGTAGATACTTAAGAGTTAAGATTTGACTATTGCCTATGCCCTCATTTACGTTGATGGAATAACTTTCACCGCGCAGACCCTTACGAGTCGTAGTCTCTTCTTTTGTTTCCGGCTCTAGACTAAGAAAATCACCCTCCAGAGATAGGCCGTCCGTGACATCCCGGGGGATACCGTTTCTTATCGCGATTGCAGTAAATTTAGATAAATCAAATTGACGATTTGGCATTTTGGCTATACCCCCATAGTACCAGATATTTCGATTTTGTTAATCCCGCCGGAAATAGTTGCTGAAAAGCTAATATTCGAAACTTTGCGATTTGCTCGGTCGTTTGTAGGAATGTCCGAAAGAGATTCGGGCATTTTTAGCCTGTATTG